CCATATCGACACCTTGCGGAAGCAAGAGGTCAGCCGTGGCCAACGTGATTGCATTCTTGTGATACACCAAGTTTTGCGGATACACGGTAGACGCGGTTCCCACGAACGTCACCGCAGCGTTGTCAGCAGGGAACGCGTCAATGGTTGCCAACGCGTTGCTGGCCGTGTACATGGGCGGCGAAATAGCCATGTTTGCCAAAGCATTACTAGCACCCGTTTGCGCCGCAGTTACAACAAACTGTTGCAGGCTACCAGTGCTAAGACGCGTCTGCGGGTTAACCGCATACACGCCGGCAATAGTAAACACATCACCCGCAGTCACTGTGTCAGTAGCACCGGTAAGGCCGTCAATGCTGATAGTGGCTTGCCCTTGCGTGCTGACCGCACCGTTCACCAAAATGGTTCCCGCGCGGCTGCCCGTGGTGTGATTGACAATCGACTGCGACATGTTCATTTCGTCGTAGCCGAGAACACCCTCACCCATCATGCCGGTCTTGAACTGGCGGGAAATCGTGCCTGCCGGGTTGAAGAAACCACTCAAGCCGTTTACCAGGCCAGCGTTAGCGGCAGGGTTCACGGTTGCGTAGCGCGGCGACATAGGCGTAGCCGATTCGTTTAGCTTCTGTTGCGCTTGCAGCAGAACCAGAGCGGTGGCCGGCGTGGTGCCGGGAGTGCCTACGGTGTTGAAAATAGACTTGTAGGCGTTAGCAACGTCAGCATCCACACTCGACGCCAATTGGCTAATACGCGGTTTCAGAACACGTTCCGCGAAATCGTCCAACTGCATGGTCAGTTCGGCGCTGGTAAAGTTGATGCCGATGTGCTTCTGGCTAGAAACCGTCAGCGTGGTAAATTGCTCGTTGTCGTCCTGAACTTGCAGGGCGGCACCGTCAGTCACCAAGGCACGATCCGGCAGACGAATCCGCAGGGTCGAACCGATCTTGGCACCTTCAACAGCGAAGCTGTCGTCATACTCTTTATTGCAATTGCGCAAAATAACCAGGTTGTTCTCGAGAATTTCGAGGCACTTCCGAGTAATCATATCGATGGTAAGCAGGCTATTAGCCATGAAAAAACTCCTTAAAATAATTAGCGGTTCCTAGCTTCCTGCTTTTTCACCTGTCTTGCTCTTTCAGCTTCAATCCACTGGCTTGTGGTCATGGTTTTTATTGACCTTGGGTCTGTGGTATCAAAACCGCCGGAGTGACCTCCGCGAGCGGTAACAGGTGAAATCGGCGCAGGTGCGCTGGATGTACGTTTTGTAACGGGTTCAGAAGCAACCTTTGCTTCCAATCTTCCTATTTCTTTGGCCTGCAAGAACGGTTCAAGTCGAGAAATGCGGTCAGCTTCCTTGGGGTTTGTGCCGAGATAGTATGCAATATCAGGGCCGTTATCCGAGGCTTGAATTGTCTGAGCCATCACGTTAGTAATCGGTAGCTTGGGATTGTACGCGACTTGTTCAAAGTCCTCGTATTTGCCCCGCGCATCTTCTTCCTTTTCGTGATAGTTCCCAAGCAACTCTTGTTGCTGTTTCGCGTACTGTTGTTGCTGAACAATCTGCGCGGCCTTGGAAGTCGTCAGTGCATCAACGTATTCCTCGGTCGTCGTAAACTGTTCCGGCTTAACATGCTCTACAGGGACGGGCTTTGGTGCTTCGGCCTGCCTTGCTTCGCGTTCCCACTTTCGTTGCTCTCTTGCAAGCCGCTTACCGATGGCTGCGTCCAGGTCTTCTTGTGTGAATACCTTAGACTCAACTTCGGGTGCTGCTTCCGGCGCTGCTATCTCAGGCTCAGGTGCTGCCGTAGCAACCTGTTCCGGCGCGGGTACTTCCGCTATTACTTCTTCAGACATGGCTTGATTCCTTGGAATCCCTGGCGTTCCGCGCCAGTGCGGTTATTTTAATGTTTCTACTTTTGCCATCAATGCTTGCACCGCGCCGTATAAGGCCGCGATCATCTGGCCGCTGTTTAGGTCAAGGCAATCCTTGATGACATCGTGGCGAACTTTGGGGCGTGTCTTGGTAATCATGCGGGGCATTTGGTAAGTTAAAGGTTTGTCGCCATCCATCACCACCGCACCAGCTTCGTCCAGCACATCGACGGTATCAAACACCAGAACCTTGTTTTCGGATTTGACAACCTTCGACACTTGCACTGCCTTGCCATTGATAACTTGTATGCTGGTTTCTGTTTTTTCTACAGTCTCCAACGTAAAGTCTTGCTCTTCATATTCTTCAACGCCATTAGGAATGTCAGTTTTTAACGTAAACGGCTTGACCGATACCGCGTTCTTGAATACTTTTTGAACGTCCTGCGCTATCCAGCCAAGATTGTGCTTATCTTGAATCTGGTCGTCGGTATATACGCCGGGAGCAAAGCCAAAGTGTTTAAGCGGAACTGACTTAACAATTTCATAGCAACGATCAAGGTCTGCGGGAACAATGTTGGCTTTGATACGCTCGTCTGAAACAACCGTCCACAATCCGCCAACGCCGGGTTTACCTGCTGAGTCTGTGCTTATCTCAAGTTTATACGCTGGCGTTGTTGTCCCAATCCCCACGTTACCAGTGTTGTCGATACGCATACGTTCTGCAAGAGTGCCGCTACCTATGGTAGCAAACCGCATGACAGACGCTTCTGAAGCCGGTGTTCCGACTGTTAATTCGCAATCAATATAATTTGTTTTTACCGCCAGATAGTAGGTATTTAACTGCCAGCCGCCACCCGCGCCCGACGAAGTTGTTGCCCCCATAAAACTGTTATTTCCAACGCTAACAGCTAATTTGCCGTATGTGCTTGGCGAACTCGTTCCAACCCCCACGTTACCAGCGGCTTGAATATACATGCGCGATGTTGGAACAGTCGGCGCTGTTTGCGACCCGGCACCAAAGTACAAATCACCAGAACTATCCGATGAGATGGAAGCAAGGTTATTAGTCCCACCAAAATTACGGAAAAACATTTGGCTTAAACTATCCGATGACCGACCGTTAAGTTGAACATTTTGTCCGTCACTGTTAGCTACAACGGACAACGGCAAGCTATAACTTGTTAGACCAATCCCCAAATTACCAGTGGAGTTAATGCGAATACGTTCTGTGCCGCCTGTGCTGGCAGCAACAGTATTGGCGGCGGGGAACCACACGCCCGTATCAGTATCGCCAGTGGTTGTAAGTGCCGGAAGTGCTGCTGACCCTGCGGCAAACGTGGATACGCCAGTTACACCGAGCGTTGTGCTGATCGTAGCCGCGCCGGTAATTGTTGTTGCACCGAGCGCAACGGCTCTACCTGCGGTCAAATTGCTTACCGCAACGTTAACTGTTACGCCGGATTGAACAATTGGCAATACCTCTGTACCCGCCAGAGGCGTGGTTGCGGCGGGTAACGCGGATATTTTTATGTCGGCCATAATTTATTTAAGACTTAAAAAGTGTTTATCTAAATACAGCCACATCAACTTCAGGAATGTTTATCAAACCGCCTGTAATTTGATATACAACAATCGGAAGCGTTGTTGTCGTAGCCGGGTTACTTGCGTCACGCAACGCTATTGCGGCATATACGCCAGAGCTATACGCGCCGCCCGTAACAACTGTGTAATTAGCATCGGATATGGCGGTTGTAAAATTGATTGTATACGTGCCAGTTGTATGTACCGTCACGCTAGTGACGTTATACGAAGCTGCAATAACGCCAGTGCTTCCGTTAAACTTAACCCACGCTTTTAATGCAGGCGCTAGAGACTGCCACGTTGAGCCGTTTGATGATAGAACATTACCGCTGGTGCTTGGCGCTACTACCTGAACAGCAGATGTTCCGTTGCCAAGAATTACATTGTTTGCTGCAATCGTTGCCGCGCCGGTGCCGCCGTTAGCAACGACAAGCGTTCCTGCAAGCGACACAGCGCCAGAGGTTCCGGTTGATGGAGTTAATCCAGTAGTACCGGCAGAGAATGTCGTAACGCCCGCCGCAGCAACACTTGCCCAAGTAGTTCCGTTACTTGTCAAAAGGTTTCCCGACGTTCCCGGTGCCACTAATTGAACGGCAGACGTTCCGTTACCTAACAGGACGTTGTTAAGTGTCAGTGTAGTTGACCCCGTTCCACCAGAAGCTACCGGAAGCGCGCTACCAAGACCGGCCATACCGGAAATATCGTCAGCACTCCACAACTGAACATCTGCGCTTGTTTTTAATATTAGTTTGTACGCTACGGCTATGTCTAACCAAACTTCGTTAGTGCCGGAAACGCGACCTTCTGAGTTTAGTATGATTGGGTTTTCGTTGGCTACTACACCACTGGCGCTAGTGTAAGTGGTCTGCGGTGTCGTAGTGCCAGCAGCATAGGTGTACAGCTTGCCGCCGGACAATGGGACGCCGTTGGCGTCAAAGAACTGCCAACCTGCGCCAGCAACAGGAGAAAGACCGACGGTCATTTTTGTTTACTCAAAAAATAGGGTCGCTGCTACCGTCCCCGATATAACAACGTAAATTCCTTTGCTTGCCGTTATACCATTCGCGGTGAAGGTGTGATTAGTTGCCGCTGTGGGTGTAAACACGCCTATTATGATCGGGTCAGCAGTGTTTGCGGTGCCGGAATCGTAGATCGTAATGGTTGGCGTTGCGCTTGCGGCGCTAATAAAAATGCCTTTTAAAACCGTAAACCCAACTTTAATTTGATGAGTTGCGGTGATACGTTCATAGGTGGCTGACATGATTGACCTCAAGCTAGAAAATAGTTATTGTTTTTAACGCGGTTTTCTTGTTTTGGTATTACTTGCAAATTTTTAGGGACATGCAAACCAGATACAAGTTTACCCCGCAAAGGGATAATGTGGTCAACTTCCCAAATAAAACCGAACATGTTTGTTCGCAGTTTGGCTAATCTATACGCTTCACGCATTATCCAATTGTCGTCGGATGTAATCCACTGCGGTACACGTTTAGCTCGTCTGGCAACACTTGCCACAGCACGCGCAGTGTAGGCATCTGGATACTTTTTAATGTGCCGAAGTGCTTTAGCTTTTACTTTTTCGGGGTTTGCCGTTACCCATGCTTTTGCGTCCGCACGCACTTTATCTTTATTGGCTGTTTGCCAACGCTTAACACGCGTGTTATGAATATCTTTGTTTGATTCGTGCCATTTATGCCAAGCCGCAAGTTGAGACTCACGGTTATTTTTATATCTATCAACACCTGCAATTTTTAGGCACTCAACGCAAACTGCGGTGCTTGTATATCTGTCTGACAAATGCCCATGCGTACACGGTTTTCCCGTGTTATAAAATTTTAAGCTAAGCGCTTTTGCTTCTTGTTTTTTCATGCGAGGTATTTCAACTTATAAATCGTGCGTAAATAGACTTCTACGATATTGTCGATGAGTTGCTGCAATGAACTGTCCGACTTATCCACCACCTCATATCTGCACGCTTCAATTTCTTTTAACTGATCTTCCAGAAACTCGATGATGTTAGCGGTTTTCTTAGCCGACATGAGCGAGATCGGGCCGATCAGACCATGCCGCCCTTGGTAGGCTTCGGCAAAGTCGTCGGCAGCGCCTACGATACGCTCGTAGAAGATGTTCAAGGCTACGTGCTTGGAGTAACTGCGGGTGTTGAGATGGACGCTGTGCGCCACATCTCGCGCTAAAAACAGCATCCCCATAAAGTCGGTGCATTTCACTGTGGCAGTCCTTGCGGTGGCATTTGTTCCGTACCCTGCAATATCATGTCGGGCGGCATCTGGTCTGGTTGCACCATTTCCATCGGCATGGATTCTTCACGCATGTCGGGCATTTGGTTCATCATGCCTTGCGACTCCAACGCCGCCGCGACCACGCCCATTGCAATATCTTGTATTTGTTCTTCGCTCATGCCGGCCTGCACCGCGCTGATACGCTTAGTCTCGGCATCGTATGCTTTGACTTGGCTATCAAACTCTTTGACTTTCAACGTCTGCGCTTCCATCGACTGGCTGACGTTTTGCAGCATCTGGTGCATCTGCTGCATTTCCTGACCCATTGCCTGCATCTGCTGGTTGGCCGCTTGCAGTGCCGGATCGTCCTCGTCAGACAGCAGCTTGGGGTCAATAGTCTTGGCAAAGCGTTTTGCCATCTCTTGCGCGCCCGGCCAATCCATGTGCTTGATGAACAGGTCGCCGGCCACAGCCCACAGTTGCGGGTTGCCTTGCAGCAACTGGGACATTGCATCCAGCGACTCCTGCCGCTTGGTCATGTAGCTCGGGCCAACAGTCACCGCAACGTCGTACTTGCCGACATTGGGGTTGTAAATCTTCTTGATAACAATGCCTTGCTCGTTCTGAATCTTTTTGACCGGCATCGGTTGCGTCGGGTCGATCATGGCTTGGTCTGTCTCACCGTCCATGCCAATAATCCGCGCAATGCGCTGGGTGTCGTATATCTTCGGAATCAGATCCACCAGTTGCCGGGTCGCGTAGCGAATAGCGCGCGCCAGGTTGTCAACGTAGTGGTATGTGCCGGTGTCGGACTGCTTTTCCCGCGCCAGAATAGCCCGCCCCGAACGCTCGTTGCTGGTGGCGCCTAGACTGCTATCGTACTGTCCGGTTGCGCTCTTAATGTCGTCGGCGGCGCCTGCTTTGGCTTGCAACAGGCCGCTAGACGCCATCGGCGGCTGTGAGCGTTGCGGCAGCGGCAACACGCCGCCTTGGCCATCGGTCACATCGGGATTGACTTCCAGATACGGCCAGTTGTTGATGTTGGCCGTTTTCCACTGCGTTTCGTAGCCCTCAAACTGACCGCCGTAGCCGATAAACGGTGCTTTGGGTGCCAGCGCCAGCATCTCGGCCTCTTGGCTGACCCAATAGTTGTACATGCGCTGCGCGTCTTTCGCATTCCGCACCAGACCGCTAACGTACATCCTACCGTCTATCTCAAATTCGTTGCCGATTACGCGGATTACCGGGATGTATTTGCCCGCCCAATCGCGTTCTTCCAGCACCTCAAAGCCGTTGGTCTTGCACCATTTGACCGTCCGAACGTCCACATCTCGGGTTTTTGTTGCAACCAAACCCATCATTTCAATCTGTTTGGCCTCGGGGGAACCCGCCATTGCGGTCATTCCACCGGGGTATTGGTTCAGCTTCTTGGATTCGTGCTTGATGTAGAAATACTCGGCAATCCGCACCGTGTCTTGGTTAATCCAAGCATTCAGTTGCCCGTCGCCCACGCCATAAGCCAAGCTCGACAGCGTTGCCGCGTTGGGAAACTCACGCTCGTACGCGTCTTTGGTGATTTCCTGATTGATGAAGCACCACTCGGCATCCGAGCCGCAGGGGTCTTGGATCGTCGGATCCATGTAGACGCTAAACGAGTCACGAATACGCCCAATCCGCAGGTCTTGCTCAAAACTCTGGTCGTCGCAGTACTCGGTCAGGATGCGGAAGTAACCCTCACCAAAGGTGACCTGGTTGTCGCAGGCCGTGTCGTAGGCTACGTCAGCGTCCGAGATATACTCGATGTGCCGCACGATGCCGTTGAATATCTCGGCTACCTCAACGTCAGCCTTGTCGTCAGCCGGTATCACCTTGCCGCTAGGCCGGTTCTGCCGCTGGTCGTTGGTCACTTGCAGCACATGCTGCGGCAGCTTGTTGATTGTCAGGCATGGCCGAGCGTTGATCGTCTGCCCCTGCACCGAGCCGCGAGTAGCCAGCACATCGGCAGGCCACTGCCACTGGTTATCAGGGCTGGCAGCACGAAAGCGCAGGTCGTCCAGTTCGTCCTCGCGGCTGTCCGAATAGGCCGAGATCGCCATCGTCAGACGGGTACGCATGGTCGCCAGCATCTCGCCGTTGTCACGGTCGGACTTAGTGCCGCCTGACGAGACTGCGCCCGCTTCGTTAATGCCTGTGTCTTGATATGCCACTATTTTTTCTTCTTTGCCGCAGCGCGTTTAACAGCATAACTTATCGCTACCGCTTGCTTTATAGGCTTTCCAGCGGCTACTTCTGCCTTGATGTTCTTGCGGAAGGCCATCGGGCTAGGTGACTTAACGAGAGGCATGTTACGATCCCATCCAAGAGTTGGTTACGCCAACGTGAGATGACGCTGTGCGTCGTGTCGGCTCCCGATACTCGCGGTGCGCGACGGGAAAGGCAAAAGTAACCGCCAGTGCGTCGGCGGCGTCGGGTGAAGCTAACCCTCTACTACGCATTTCCTTCTTTCCTTCAAGGAAAATCGTACCGCTGCTGTTAGGCTTCTTCATGGGGCCGACCAGATCAGCTTTTAGCTGCCGATCAACTGGAACGGACGCTGTTTTCAGCCAGTCCTTCATGGTTCCCCACATCTCAGCCCGCTTGTTGCCCCACATAATAGAGTTTTTGGCTTTCCAGCCAAAGTTCACCCCTCGCACCTTATAACGCTGCTCGGTTAGTCTGTCAAGTATGCCGTACCCCAGCCCGCCTTCGTCGATAATCGACAAAATAGGCTTGTATTCCTCGATTGCGTCGATTACCCGCCCGACTATGGTCATGGTGTCCTCGCCCGAGTAGCGTTTGATGGCCACAATGTCCCGCCCTTGGCGCACCACCAGCACCGTAGAGTCAGCGCCGCCTCTGGCCGGGTCGATACCTAATACTATAGGCGCAGTTGTGTCCTTCCACCGCTCCCGCTGCATGGCGTCCTCGACCAGCATGGGCTTGATGAACTGATCCTCGCCCGCGTCGGGAAACTCACCGTACACCTCAACCTTGGCCTGCGGGCTATCTTCGCCATACTCCGCAATGATCTGCTCGTAGACCTGCTTGTCGGTGTCCTCCACCGTCCTTGCGTCTACGCTGCGGGTGTTCCAAAACGCCCGTTTGGCGTGGAAACACTCAAAGAAGTAGCCTTCGTTGCGGCGCGGGTTGCTAAAGGCAAACCAGTACCTGTCCGGCGTGTTCTCGGTAAAGAACCCGGCGCCGACCTCCCATATGGGGTTGGGGATGCCTGATGACTCGTCGAAGATAAGCATCATGCCGTCTTGGTTATGCACGCCGGCGTAGCTGTCAGGGTTTTCCGCCGACCACAGCTTGCCCTCCGCCGCCCAATAACGTGTGCCTTTCTTTAAGTCCCGCTCAACCAGCTCGCACAGCCATTGCGCCGGCACCAGCTTAGTCGCGCTAATCTCAAACCAGTGGTTGTTGATGGTCATCGCCGCCCACTTGGTCAGCTCGGCCCAGGTCACCGACCTTAGTTGGGACTCCGAGTTAGCACTAATGATAACGCTGCCGCCGATGCGGGTGGTCAGCATCCACAGCACCAACCAAGACACTAAGGCTGACTTGCCAATCCCTCGCCCTGACGAGACCGCCTCTCGCAGGGTGTCCATCTGCACCTTGCCCTTGTTACCGGCGATGTGCGCCTTGATGTCGCGTAGCACCTCGCGTTGCCACTTACGCGGCCCTTTGAACTTGTGCAGCGGGGTGTTTTTCTGGCCCCAAGGGAAGGCAAACAGCACAAACGCCTCGGGGTCGTCCGCCAGCGCGGGCGACCACAGCTCGACCATCAGTTTTTCTTCGTCTATCGTGGAGTAGATTGGCTTTTGCATTACGTGTCGATTTGGACTGCTTGGCCCTCGATCACCCTTGACTTGGCTTCTTCTAGCGCGGATATGATACTAATCCGCTGCTCGACATTTATGTTGACGTTGGATGTTTGTTGCCAACCGTGAACGTGGGTAAGTATCGCCAAGCTAGCCTTAGCGTCGCCCTGATCTGACGCCTCGTTCAGTTTCTGCGCTGCGCGCAGTTCGTTGTCCGCCTTGCCCTTCTGCGCCGCTAGTTCGGCCAATGGGTCGAATTGGCACAATTGCCGGTATTCTAAAGGCAGCATCCCAGACGCCAGTGCCAGTGAATCCCCTTTTAACCCCATAGATGCAGCTTTGTATATGGCATCCAGACGCGCCTCTGTCGCCTGAATTCTAGGTCGTATAGCCAGTGGTAGGGACTGGAACATGGTTGCTGTTATACCACGGCTTGAAATCGGTTGTCCATTTGGCCTATTTGACCTACGTAAGCGTTTGGCTTGCAAATATAAAAAATTTTAAAAAATTGTTTACAAACGATGCCGTGACCGACACGGCCAGCGCAGGGCCCAGCTCCCCCCCCATGTTAGCGGGCACTCACTTCAAAGCTAGTAAGCACTCACCTCTATGTTAGCAAGCACTAACTTACAAGTTAGCAAGCACTCACACACAAGTTAGTGGGCGCTCACTTCAAAGCTAGTGGGCGCACACATACAAGTTAGTGGGCGCTTACACACAAGTTAGCAAGCACTAACTATCAGTC